CTTGAGTACACGCACTTCATCAATACCAAACGACACGTCCAGATTGGATGTTACCCCTCGCGAGGTGTTGGCTTCGATGATAGATACTCGGAACTTATTCCCCTTGGCCAAAGCATGCAGATTGAACAGCAAATATTGGCCTCGAAGGAAAACGCCCGATACGCGCATGCCCACTGCTGACATGTCATTCCTTACGTCCAGGCGCACGAGATTGGCGCTGAACAAGTTTCTGACATCATCATCGGACATGTGAGCATTACTCAGACTGGCAGTAGGCACATCGAATGTAGAAATATCCATGTCTGCCTTGTACCAGACATTCTGTCGACTTTCTTTCTCAAGTTGGTCTTCAGTTTTGTTCAACACATTGCCTTGGACCTCAGGGTCCCAGTCTTCCTCACGTGAAGGAGCATCATTGCACACATTGCACGAACCGTCTTGATCACACTCACACCCTTCTCGGGAACAAGTGGCCACCGGTTCTTCAACATCAGGCACGTGAACGTGGTGGTAAAAACCTCGTTTTTCACGAGGCTTCGACCAATTCCACACAGTCTGAGCCACCTTGTATGCGAGTAGTGTGCGACACACAACGTTTGCAACAACGAGGAACTTCTTAAAAGAAATCGTGAAACGCAATCCACGTCCTCTGTTGAGTGCACATTGTATGTGGAACTCAGTCTCCCAGTTGGTCCACCTGGCCAAACGCGCCATAGCGACGCGGTAGACGCCAAAAGCGACGAGCCAGTTGACTGTAACTTGAAAGAGACCCACCAAACACACAGTCCAGATGAGTTCCACCCACGCAAAGGCATTGTAGACGAGCGCGAAACGAGTGAACATCGGGACGGCGTACGCCTGCACACACTCACACTCATCGAGTGTGTTGTAGCAAAGGCGACACACCTTAATGTCCTTCATGTCCATATCATACGCATCAGCGTTCTGCTGATTCGCCTCATGCTCCTCACTCGCTTTCGCAAAGTGTTTCAGGAACCTCATGCTGGCATCTGGTCCATCAAAGACCTCGACTTCTCGCAAGCCGGCGCTGTCTCGACCGTTGTGATCCATAGGAATCAACCGTTGGACGGTGATTTTCCACAGATCAGGGAATTTCCCTTGTGGTGGGGGGATTTTCCGGGGGTCCAAGAAACGCCCATTGGAATGCAGAAATTCATCCTTGGGTTCGATCTTGACGACGTATGGAAGCCGACGACGCACAGCCAAAGGACAGAAAAAATAGTCCAGAGCGTTGAGCGTCGGCGAGTTAGTAGTCGCAAGAACGAGTTTCGCCATCACTGGCGTTTTCCCCTTGTCCTCAAGAGCAGCTTGGGGTGGCACATACGGGACGTTGTTGACCACATTGAGCATCTCCTTCAATGTCGCGTCGACCTCAGGGGTCTTGCTGGGCAACAAGAAGGCGATATCGTCCATCTGGACGCACCACTTGCTCGAGTCGAAGTTGCTCCAGTACTCATCGGTTGGATTCCGCACATACCGGTAGTGATCATCCACGTTCAAGCCATTGATCTGGCCGTAATAGTAGAACATCATCTTGGTGAAGCTGGATTTGCCGACACTGGAACCTCCATGAATGAGGACGCCCATGGGGCTCTTCCGCTCTTTCTGTGCGGCACGCCGTGTGATCTCGATGTTCTTGAGCATATGAATGCTGTTCAACTTCTTCCTCATGTTGAAGCTCTCAACTCCGTTGTTCTTTGCGGAGTATTTGCAGATAGCTTCACCTCGCTCAAGGCACGCGTTGATATCCGAGACGAACTCGAAATATGTCGTACCATGAGCTTCCAAGTTGGAAGTGAAGGGCCCAAGCCCGATTAATCGATCAACCTCCTTTGCCCATTTCTGGTAGGTGGCGTCTTCGTGCACAAGTGCAGTCCAATCTCCAGTCATGCGATACGCATCAATGCGCTCGCAGATGCTCAGTGCCGTTTCAATAATGCACACGACCATATTGGAATGGTTCGAATATGTGACCTTGGTTTTGGCATCGAGGTGGAGATACTCCTCAGGGCTCATACCCATCCCCAGATGGTTGAGAAACCCCTGAACCAACATGTAGGTGTAGATCTTGCGAATCCTCCTGGCAAGTGGTGATTTGAGGAGTTCCTCTGACATGTTGAACATATTTCGGGCAATGCGCAGCACATCAGTAAATGAATCAGCCTGCACGTTGCCAGAAATGTCAAATGTCTTCCAGAGAGTGGAAACAATTGCCTTGCCTGTCAAAAGGCGGTAGGCAAGAGCCATGAGAGCCATGTAGTCCGTCTTGCCTGAGCATTTACGCGACCAAAAGGCGATTTGAACGAAGTTCTCAACAAGATCACACATCCAGAGATTGTCTTCGCCAGCCGATGCCTTGAGTGGTTCCATGATAGAACTGAGAAGTGCGAAAAGCGCATTCTCAACGTCCTCGGGATTCTCATCACCGGCACCAAACTCACTTGCCTGAAGGCGCAGGAGTTCACGGCGCAATTGCTCCTCACACTCCGCCACAATGTGATATGTGGGCAAAATGATGTTGGGTTCAGTGGTTGAACCACCCAGAAGACGCTCACGCGTCTCGAGGTGACATCCAGCTGAAATTCCATAATCATGGAGCATGATGTGTGATCGTAGTGGCTTTCCATTGAATTGAAGCCACCCATCGAAGTCATGTGGCAGATAGTTATCCACCACATCAGCCACTGTCATGGCTGGAGACACTTCGATTTGGCGAGAATCAAGCCAGATGGTCACAAGAGATGATTGGGCAATTCGTGTAGAATTCCCATTCACCATGAAGATCTTTTTGGCTTCGATGCTTGCTGTCTCATTTGATTCGATGTAGATCCTGTTGCGTTTTTTGATAGACGCACGGACCTCCGTCAGAATCCGGCAAACTAGATTTGGTTTGCCAACCTTCGCAATAAATCGCGTTGGTGTCGGACGTGACGCAATACGCGTCTCCAAATCCATCAAACGTAGAACGTCGAAGGTTCCACGTCCGTGGATCATAATGTGACAGTATTCTTTAGTGTCACGCGCAAGCGCCTGCTTGCGCTGCTCAACTGCCTCATAGTAGGCTTGAGCTTCTGGGTGTTCCACCTCTAGGTAGAACGTGGCGTGCGACTCGGTATTCGTAATGCTTGTCATTGTAACTGAGTCTTAGAAGGATCGTCTATTCCGATACGTCAACATTCTTTCATGTTGTCAATGGTCTTTCCACATCGTCATAGCCTTAACCATAGCTATAGGACTGTATCACAGTTTAGATGTCTATCCATCAGTCGTAAAGCGATGCTTATAACACGCTTCAGTAGTTGGTATTCTCTCGGAACGGAAACCCACTACCATACAATTCACACCCGCCAAAGTGCTCCTTGCAGGAGTGTACCAATCCAAATTCGTTGCGGGATCTTTCGTCATGAGTGACGTGGAATGGAAATCAACCTATTGAAGGTCTGATGGCTTACAACGCACATGTCCAGAACTTCACAGTCTTGTTGGGGATCGCCCGGTGCTGTGATAGTCTGTTCAGAGGTACTAATCGCCAATAATTCCAAACACACGTATGATGATTTACTCAACGCGCTCGGTTATTTGAACTTCCTCGTGCTAACCAACCCCAAAACATGATCAAAACAAAGATCAGTAAGTTTTTACAGCAGCACAATGGCTGCTAACGTGGATAAATCCACGATTGGGGGGGGGGGGGGTTGGGTTC